TCACTTCGACCTACGCGGCTTGCATTGATGCAATAGCAGTTGTTGTCGGCACGAAACCTAACTGGTAAATCCTTCATCAATTTGCTCCCATTTTGATGTTTAACTAAGAGCAGTTTAACGGAAAAGGACAAGCACTGCAAATAAAACTGGACTGAAACTGGACTGACACAAAAAAACAGCCCCCAGCCGGTTTTGGCCGAGGGCTTGTTTTTGAAGCTATGCTTGGGTTTGGGGATGGCGGGAGTGACGGGACTCGAACCCGCGGCCTCCGGCGTGACAGGCCCGATTTTACCGGTTTTTGACCAACAAAATTGGCTGTTTCTGGGGCATTTTGGGAAATGCTGGCTGGGGTTGGTAGCCAGAAAACTGGACTGAAACTGGACTGAAACTGGACTGGATTTAAGCCCGTGCTTTGCGCCTGTTTGCAAAGGTCGCCACATTGGTCGGCTTGCCACCCACGCCCTGCTTTTTTGACCGCTTGCGCTGCACCGCTGACCGCACCTGCGACTTGCTCATGCGCCCTGCCTTTGCGGCTGGCACACACTTGGGATAGCCACGCTTGCCACGTTCTGAAGAGGTGCGGCCACACTTTTTGTAACCGCCACCCTTCTTTGGTGCGCTGATATCAACCCAGTCTTCTTTGAACCATTTGGTCAGGCTCATGACGGTTTTTTCCCGCTGTATTTGCCACCTCGCTTTTTGTACTCACGCACCAGCCAAGCATTGGCATAAGCAGACGGATAAACATCAAACTTGCGCTTGGCAGCAGCCTTTACGTTTGAGTACAGCTTGGGGTTGGTTGGCTTTGGACCGGACGATTTTTTGCGCGGTGCCATGACCTACACCCTGCGTAGGCTTCGACCACCCATGCGGCCACCTATTTTTTTCTTAGCCGCAACTTTCATCGGCTTCTTTTTCTTCGGACGGCCAACCTTGCTACCGTAAGTTCCTTTACCCATTGGCATTGCATTTCTCCTTTTAACGGCGTGATTTTTTGCCAGCGCATTTCCAGCGCTTGCGCGATAGCCTCAACGGGCTATTAGGATTCTTTGCTGCTTTCGGATGTTTCTTCATCTGACCGGCTGATCGGGCGCAGTAGCTGTCGCCCTTCGATGTGCCAGGGCGCACCCGTGGGCCACCACCCTTCGCCTTGCCAGCTTGGCCATAGCTGACCCGCTTGCCGGTGGCAGTGACCTTGACCTTGGCCTTGCCCTTTGACGGCGCTGCCCTAGCCATGCGCCAATGCCCTCATGCGCTTGACCAACCTTTTCGCCCGATTTGGCACCTGATCATGCCAACGCGAATCGACCATCTCGTCAGCCGCTGCGTCAAACCGGCGTGCATCAACCTCGCGCTTCATGCCAACAAATTTTGAAAGGCGTGGCCGACCCATGTTGAACATCATATTTGCGATGATCAATTGGCAGTCCTCTGGCAGTTCATCAAAGTTGTCATACAATGCGCGGCAGTCTTCAATGGTGACAGCAAGGTCAAGGGCAAAAACCTGACGCACTCGCTCATCTTCAACAGGTGTGCCAACCGGCTGGCCATGTTCTGGGTCGTCTTCTTTGACTAAATGGCCAATGCCAAATGTAGGCAAACCAAGGTGGTCAAGATAGATTTCAAACTTGCACCCTTCATCTTCTGCAAGTTCTTCGCGCAGTTTATCTTTGTTCATTTCGCGATGCCCTTGGCCTTTTCAAACGTGCGTAGTCCACCAAGGCCCAGCATGCCCATTAGAACGGTAAGCAATGACGACATATCAAAGGTGGGCAGATCCGGGATCGTGACGCCGATGTAGGCGCACACAAACATGGTCAGGGGTGCCAGCACGAAATGCCAAGCCAAGGCAATGCCGCATGTCCAGCCCACGAAAGGACGCCAGCCAGCGACAAAGATGCTGCGGTGCTGTGCTTCAGCCTTGTTGATTTCAAGCTGGCCCTTGGCCAACTCTTGAGCGTGGTTCTGTGCCATCGTGGCGACTTCATGCGCCAGCTTCGCTTTCTGGTCTTTGTCCTCAATGAACTTATCCAGCAAGCCGGTGACCGGCCCTATCAATGCTTGGATCATTTCTTATCCCCCATTTGCGTGAAGCCCATGTAGGCACCCACCACACCAGACAAGCTGATGTAGAGCAGTGGGCTGACCTCACTTAGTAGTTTGATGCGTGCGTCTGGTATGAACGGCATAAACAGCAGGACTGTATAAACGCCCATGCCTATGAGCGCGTAGCGTGCTAGGCGTAGCTGTGCCAGGTGCTTGCGGCTCTTGTCTTCTGTCTCACGGATTTCACGGGCGCGTTCAATTTCTGCGTCAGTGACCACGCCGTCATTGTCGAGATCGTAGCGCTCAAACTCGCTCGACCTCTCCAGCTTTTTCTGGGCCACTTATCGCCGCAAAAGATCAGCTAAAGCCTGACGACTAAGCTCTGTCGTGTTTGCCGCTGCTACCGGCACCGCTGCCCTCAAGGCACGACCTGATCCAGCCACAACGTTTCTGGCGATTGGCACGCCAAATGTGGAGTATGCCGCTGGCGAGGCTAAAGTCGCCCCTATGGTTATAGGATCTGCTTGTGATAAAGCACCACCGCCCGCTGACGCTACACCCATACCAGTGGGTGACATCAATCTTGCCGCTGTGCCGCTGTCTGGCGTCTTGTTGCCCATTACTTGTTGAGCCTCACGCGCAAGGTTTTGCATCCGGGCTTCCCCAGCAGTAAATTTTGACTGCCTCTTTGTGACATCGCCTTTTGCCACCGATTGCAGCAAATCACCGGGTAAAAACCCTTCACTGGTTTTGCGGCGCAGTTCTGCGTTTCGCACAATCTCAAACTGACCATAGGCTTTATCAATTTGGTTTAGTTTTGGGCCTTGAACCGGGTTTGCTTTTTGCAACTCTGCACTGAATACGTTGCGAATATCTTCGAGCGCATCAGCTTTACGCGCTCCAATTTCACTGCCCTCACGGCGCAAACGCAAAATATCTTTACGCAAAAGTGTTTGGGCTTTTTTGATATCTTGCCCAGACATACCGCCGTTTTTAAATTTTTTGGTAATGTAGCGGGAAACGCGGCCTTGAACGTCTTTTGCAATGTCGTCTGATAAATCTTTAGTTATGGTGTCCATTTCTGATGCAAGAGGCATTACATTTTCTATTTTCATTTTGCTCAAGGTAGCGTTGTAAGCGTTGCTTATCAGCCGCTGGCCGTAGCCAATTAGTTCTTTGCCTTCAAGATTTTTTGGCACTTTTGTTTGAAGTGGCGCAAGCGCTTCCGTAACCGCAGCGCGATTGAAGCCAGCCGTTGCGCGGTCAAATGCGCCCCTAATTGCGTCACCCAAAAGTGGCACAGTGTCAGCCGCACGTTCTTCTGCACGTTGCAATGCCGTGCCAAGCAGGCTTGAGCCGCCAACAGCCTGCCCAGGTGTAAGCGCTACACCTTTTTTTATTAGATCAGCCGCCCCTGCCGTGATCGCTGGCGCTACCTTGTCCACCACTGGGCCTGCAACAGCGCCAATTGCGCCTGATGCTGCTGCACTAGGTAAACGCTCTGCAATACCGCCTTCAGCCGCCCCTGCGCCATAGATCGCGCTTTGTGCGCCACTTGTGCCTGCAACTCTGGCAACCCTTTGACTACCGGCTCCCATGCCAGCGGAACGCATTAGTTGCGTTGCTCTGCCAGCCGTTGCAGCTTGACCTACCCCAGGAATAAACTGTGCGACTATAGTTGGCAGTATTGCACCAGCTATCTCTGTGCCATAGGCAGCGGCTGGGTTGCGTTGTCGAAAGCTGTCAATTTGGCCTCTGACATCCTTCACCACTTCTGCATATGTTTTGCCGCTGTCAAAAGCCGCCCTTACAGCCGCCTCTATCTCATCCGCAAATCCAAACGAAACACCTTGTGCGGCAGCACGCCCAAAATCCATTGCAACATCGCCGGTTGTGCGTTCCCCAACAGGCGCTGTTTTTGACTCTCGCGGTAAAGGCATTAGGCATCCCCCTCATAAATTTCAAATGTGCCGGTGATGCCGTTGAAATATAAATCCCCGTTTTTCAATTCACCGTTTTCAACAGCCGCGTCATACTCTCCGTCCGTCATGTACGCTTGTAAGGCTGGCGGCACGTTCTCATCTGCAAATTCTGCAAATCCAATCAAACTGTTATTTTTCTTGGCGAATTTTTCCATCGCTTTCAAAATATCTGCTCGACGCTGTACAAGTGCTTGCATTGATTTCACCAAGGCTTTGTTTGCCTCTGGCGTGTTGCTCATATTAGCAGTGGCACTTGAAAACAATCGGGCTTCAAAGTCGGATGTTGCCCCCGATCCGACCACTCTCATGCGTGGAATTATAAAGTTGAACGCCGCTGTCAAAACTTGTTGGTTGTTTAAATCGCGGATTTGCTCATCGTTTAAAAATCCAAATTCCTTTCCAAGGTTTCTGATGGGCATCGTTATATTGGTAATTGGCCCTGTTTCGGTGCCAATCTCAAGCAATTGATCGGCAATATTTAGCCTTGTGATCAAATCAGACTCGCTTTGCACTTGTTTACTCAAGTCCTCTATTCGTTTGGCTGCTGACGTTGCAGCGGCTTTCATGAACTCTGATTGCTGTTCGTTGCCCATCGCAATGGTTGGGTTGACTGAAACGGACGTGCCACCGCCTTGTCGCTCCACATAACCGGCATCAATCAAGGTTTGTGTTTTTGCGGCAAATTGCGGGTCAGTGCTTAAAATTGATTGTACGTCTGACGGGTCATTCGGATTCACAAAATTAAACACATCCGGCTTTGCTGGCGCACGGCGCTGCACGGGGTTGCCAAGTGAACTGCTGGTGGCTCCCGTCAATGGATTAGTCGTGGTTGTTTCAACCGCTGAAAAGTCGCCTAGGTTTGTTATTTGTGAGGTGGTTGTTGGCGCGAACTGTGCGGTCAGTAATGCTGGCATAGCCGCTGATGGATTGGCAGCAACAGCAGCGCGAACACCTGGAGCCACATTCGGCCCCAGCATTCCCATGATCTGATTTGTCATTTCAGTCTCACGCTCGACTTGTGCATCACCAGCCTTGCGCTGTAGGTATGCGCCCACCAGTGCGCTAGACAGCCTGCCAAGCCCTTGTAAGGGCGTCCTAACAGGCGCAGAACTTGCACCCTGCCCCATCAGCGCTTGGCCAAGGATGCGCCGCGGATCGGACTGATACGCCTGATTAAGCTGCTGAAACTGCATTGACGGGCGTTGGCCTGGTTGCATCAGACCGTGGAATGGTGTGTGTGCCATCGTCTACCTCAACAAGTAAGCTGCGCCAAGATTGCCAGCCAATCCGAAAAGTCCGCCAAGATTTGCTGAACGATTTTGCATCGCCTGTGAATAGGCGTTCTGCTGCGCCGCCATCTGTGCGCCAAACGCACCCTGCGTATCGACGCCGCCAGGTGCAAAGAAGCTGCCTTGTTGGATTTGTGGGCCACCCAGCAGTGCTGCCAGTTCGTTGAAGTTTTGACCGCGCAGCGCATTGCGCTCTGCAATTTGGCGACTGCGTGCTTGATTAGCGATCTGGTTTGACAGCAGTTGATTGGCCACAGTGTCTTGGCGTGCCGCGTTGGCAAGCTGCGTGTTAGCAGCCGCTTGACTAAAGCCTTGGCCCTGCGCCGCCAGTCCAAACTCACCGCTGGCCGCACGCTCACCAAACTGCTGCGCTCTGATGTTACGTGCCTGGTTGACCAGCCGGTCAGATTCCTGCCCTGCCGCCAGTGTCGCCTGCTGTGCCAGACGCCCTAGCTGTTCGCCTTGCTGTGTCTCAAGACGGTTCACAGCGTCATTGTAGCCTTGTGATGTTATGGGAATGCCACGATCTGCGAGGTTCTGTTCAAGCGCCTCACGCTGCTGGGTAAACTCTGGCTGCAACAGCCCTAGCTGCCGATTGAACAGTGTTTGCTCAATGTTGCTGCGAAACGCCACTGGATCGCTCTGTAGGGCTGTCAAACCGGCAGTGTCAATGCTTGTAGGCATTGGCGTGGTCGTGCTGATCTGGCTTTGGAACGCAGGCAGGCCGGTAGTCGGGTCAATGTCTTGCGCCTGCTGCACGCCAGCCAATGTCGGGGCCGTTCTGAACGGGTTCTGGAAATCAGGGTCGTCAGCAAAAATCGGTGAGCCATCAGGGTTCTGGCCGATGACTTGTCGGCCTGTCACACGGTTGAATGCCAGATTGCCCAGCCCCAGGCCGGTGCCTTCAGTCGCCGCACGCAACTGTGCCTGAAACGGTGTTTCTTGGGTGAACGCTGCCGCTTGTCCATCGTCCGGCACTGGACCCTGAACAAACTGCCCCTGATCGCCCACAGATCCGAACAGCAGATTGCCATACGGCGTAAACTGAGTGATGCGATTTGCATTGCTTTGAGCGTTGATCAGTTCGTTTGGATCAGGAACTGGTGGTGGTGAAGGCGCTGACTTGCCCATTACTTTGACCCTTTATCCATTTACATTCATCCCTCAACATGCCCCACAGAATGCCATCATCTGGCCCATGCAGATGCCGCAGCCTGCCCTCTTGCGTAAAGCCTAGCTGCCTGTTCATCTTCATTGCCTTGGCGTTGGCCTCGCTGCACTGCACTAGCAGCCGGTGCGCCCCGACTTGTTTGAACGGATAGGCGAACAATGTATGCAGGACAGATCGGGACGCCCAGCGCCGGGAGGAAGCAGCTATAGACGCCTCGATCTGCCCTTCTCTCAAGTCATGGTAAATGGCGGCGCAAATGATCTGATCGTCACGCTGCACACCAATCGCCACGCTTGGCCCAAACTGGTTGATGCCAATGCGCTTTGCTGCCCATGATTTTAGATAGTCGTCTGCGCCAAAAATGATGCGGTTCAATTTTGGCTGTCCCTGATGCCTTTTAACGTCTCGTAAATGTCAGGCGGTGGCGGCTGGTCAATGTCCCACTGGCACAGGTATTCGCGTGGCCGGAACTCACGCGGCGAGAACATCATGGTTTCTTGTGTGTTGTGAGCGCCCCTATAGACGCACGCTGTGGTGTCCTTGTCGATCTTCATACACTTGACCAAGCGGCAGACCGTCAGGTCGTTTGCTGCCTGCGCTGTGTGCGCCTTGAGCAGCAGAACAAAGGCTGTCAGAACAGCCAAGCCAGCGCCGATTGTGATTGTCCAGGCAACGATCTCAATGAACTTGCGACGGCTTTCACGCTGCGCGTATAGCGTTTCCTGCCGTTTCTTCCGTATGCGTCCCTCAAGCCGAATCAAATCGTCAACAGCAGACTTGCCCAAGGTCAGCCCGATGTAATTTAACAACTCGCGTCTGTCGCTTTCCGCTTTGCGCTTGGCCGCGAACACTTGAATGGCTTCTGCTTCAACCGACTGTCCACCAAAAAGCTTTTTGAAAATCGGCGGGTTCTTGGCCTCGCGCTCAAGCTGGTCAAGGTCACTGACACAAGAAACCCACTTCGACACGCTGCCGATCATTTGCTCAAGTTCCTGACCCGCCATGATAGCTTTGCGGACGGCTGAATAAGCAGTAGCAGCGCCAGCAGCAATCGTGACTGGGTCCATTAGTACACCCTCACTTGTTCTGGATTGACATATTTGGGCAGGCAGTACGATGTCAGGTTCTTTCCCTGGCGGCTTATACGCACAGAGAAAAAAAGACACTCATCAAGATTTCTGAAATACAGATCGTTTGAAACCAGCCTGCCGTCCAGAAACACGAACAGCAGAAAAGCGTGGATCACTGCCCCAGCAAAACGCCTACAAGCAGGACAATGGTTGTGCCAGCAGTGCCAATCATGATGTGTTCGATGCGCTTGATCCGCAGGATGGTTTCTTTCCACCGCTCAGCGCACACTGCCTCATGTGTATCTATCTGGGCCTGTACAGATGCGGCTGTGGGCTTGCTCATCAGTCAGCATCCTGAATGGTCAGCAGTCCTTCCGACTGCTGTCGCATGATTTCGTCGTAGTGGCGGTTGCCGGGGGCCAGCGGCACCCATATCTTATCTCCAGCTACAACAATCTCTATTGATGCGTTTTCAGACGTATCTGCATCTGCGATGTATTTAGCTGACGTGATATTTAATTCACCCATAATTACAACTCCGCATCGGAAATAATCGTAGAGGTGTTTGTGCCGTCTGCCTGTAACTGCCCAACACTACTCGTTATAGAAGATGTTGCTACAATCGCACGTAAGCTATGCGTGGTTTGCCTGTCAAACGTGAAAGAGGTGTGGGTGTTGTTGCCAGTATCTACCCTAAAAGTTCCGGTGATGCTGTTAGACGGCGCTGCCCTCATTGTTGTAATGTGAGGAATAGTGAAATACGAAACATTACTATCCACCAGACCACCACCAGCAAAGACTCCATAATTAACGCCCTCACTAGACCGCACTTGGCAGTACCTCTGTGCTTTCTGAAGCGTGACCGAATAGGGTTCATGCTCGAACGGCGTGGCCTGTTCGCCAACCTCAAGCTGGACGCCGGTGATGTACCATTCGTTGCTGGTGCTGTCGGCAAGGTTGACCACACCAGCCGCACGGTTTGCGTTGGTAGTGTGCCAGCTTGTTCCGATTGAACCAGATGAAAAGGTAGAGCCAGCAGCACACCAAAAATTCATATTCAGACCCTGACCGTTATCGTTATTGATTGTGCCGCTTACGTCACCGGGAAAAGTGAGGGTCTTGTATTCCCAAGTATTTGCCGCATCAATCGTATAAGTCTTGCTATATAAGCGACCAGAATCGGGCTGGCGTAACTCAAGAACGTATGTGCCTGTCTTGTTAGACTTAACGTAAAAAGAAGCGGTAACAGTCTTTGCGGAGGAGTCGCCGTACCTCAAATGCTGTACGTTCTGCGCCTCAATCTTTGTCTCCACGATTACAAAATCACTTGCGCCAAGAGAAGCATCTGCTGTGGTGCAGTCAATTCTGAAAGAGTTGCTAAAGCCGTCTGGTGCATCTGTTGACTGAGTAACTGTCCACGTTCCCGCTGGGCCGAAAGGTGAAAACATAAAACGGTCACAGGTGCGGTATCCACCAGATGTTATGCCAGTGACACTCGTACCCCGCTGCGCCACGCGCATACATCCCCCAATGACAAGATTCTTGCCGGTAATGCCACCAGCATCAGCCGAACCGGCGAGGTCCGCGAAATCTCTTGCTCTGCTCATGATGCGTTCTCCAGTGCGGTCAGTCGGGCCTCAAGGTCGGTAATTGTCGCATTTTGCTCTTGAATTGCTTTAGTCAACACAGCCACAAGTTTTTCATAATTAACGCCACCAGCAACCAAAGCTGTGTCGGCCTCATCGCCACTAAATACACTTTCTGCGACGAGCGGGACGAACTCTGGCATAACGCTAGAAACTTCATCAGCAACAAAGCCAATCTCTAACTTATCGCCGTCATCATTGCGATTGTATTGTCTTGGCTGTAACTGCAAAATTTCTGATAGGCCATAAGAACAATCAACAATATTGTCTTTCACCTGTCTTGCAGATGTGTCAAATGTTATGGCACCAGTAGAGGCGTTCCATTTCAAAGGATAGGTTCCCGCACCACTAGCAATGCCAGAATATTTCCAGTTACCATTGCTTTCGATACGCATACGTTCTGTGCCATTTGTCGCAAAAAGCATAGGATGATTCGTTCTGCCATCAATTGCCACAGCACCCACTGCTGCTTTTATTTCAATGGCTGTGCTGTCAGTTGAGTCATCTAGCCTTATGGTTGAAATGCCTGCTCTTTCAATCTCCAAACCAGAACCGCTACCGAATGTTGGCGAAGTCGTCCCGATGCCCACGTTGCCCGACGCAACAATCGTGTCGCCTGTCCCATCCGGGTCGAGGGTGATGTCGCCATTCGTGTTGGTGCTGCTGATGGTGTTGCCGTCGATGCGGATGTTGTCCACGTTAAGCAACGCATTGACAGTCACATTTCCGCTGAACGTACCGCCTGACGACGCAGACACAGTGTCAGCCACAGTGAAGCTCTTGAAGGCATAGATGTTCACAAGACTGCCAGTCGCTGCGCCAGTGGCCAGCACGACGCTGGTGCCGTTGGTGGCTGTAAAGTCAGACGGGTCGAGAACAATACCGTTCATTACCACTTGCAGGTTGTCTGCCGTATATGACAAGGTGGCGCTGTTGTCGTCAGAGCCGCTGAACGTGGTCTGCCCAGAGGTGGCTGTGTATTCGTACAGTATCAGGCTGACAAGCCGATTTGGGTCAACACCGATGTAAGCCATTAGGTGATCTCCATAATCGTCATCGACACGCTGACTTTGTCGGCAACTGAGCAATCAATCTGGATTTTGTCGGTTGTCTCAAGCACGACCTTGTTGCCACTTAGAAATTCCAAACTGGACCCCACAGGAATGGGTGCGTCTTTCAACAAAAACGTTGTGGTATTTGTCGCAGCCCTGCCGCCGCCAGATGTGTCGCTGACCAGCTTCACACTGGCCGTCACCTGGCTCGTGTGTACGTTGGCAAGCACCATGCCCAGCACGATGGTGGTGGTGCTGCCAGGCGTGGTGTAAAGGTCTTCAGGCGTGCCAGAACTGGCTGGCATCACATCATGTGACACCACTTTGAATGTGTTAGCCATTCGTTTTCTCCTTTAGCCCAAGGCTATCGCTAACGCGGTGGCCTCGTTGGCCGCCTCATTGGCTGTAGTGGCACCGATATCCGACAACACTTCTGATGCAGACCGTCCTTCAATAGCCGTGCCAGCCACACGCAGGAAATCATCATCAGTCACGCCGCTGGTGAATTTTGGAACATTGTTGTTAGATATGCCTGTGTCCAACGTGGCTGTGGCTGTGATGGCTGTGCCGTTCAGCGTCATGGCATCGGCTTCGAGCGTGCCGTCAATGTCGGCATCGCCGCTAATGTCCAGTGACCCAGCGTCCAACTCGCCGGTCAGAGTCACGTTGCGGAAACTGGCAATGTCCTTGTTGCTGTCAACGATTACAGCCTTGGATGCTGCTACCGTGCCTGCTGTAACGCCGTCAATCGCCTCTAACTCAGCCTCGCTGATGACAGCGCCAGATCCTAGCGTCAGATCACCGCCGACAGTCAGATTGCCTGCAACAGCCGTTGTGCTGCTGGCGACAGTGCTATTTGGCGTGTGGGTGAGGTAGCTGACAAAGCTGCCGCTGATCTTGCTTCCAAGCGTCAGCACGCCGCCGTCAGCGATGTTCAGCTTGTGCTGGTCTGCATTGTCGTCGCCCTGGTCAGCCTTCAGCACGATGCCAAGTGCCGCGCCCTCTACATTGGCTGCAATCTCAAGGCTGTCGTTTGTGCTTTCATCATACTGAATGGTGATGTCACTATTTGTGCCAAGAACGATGGTCTTGTTGTCAGGCACAGTCAGACCTTCTGCAAACGGGATTGCAGCAGTGCATGTCTGTGTGCCGTCTTTAAGTATGCAAGTGGACAGGCCCGTTGCGAACCCGTCTAGTTCTGTGTCGAACTTGGATGCAAGGATTTTGACGCCATTGTCACGATCTGTCGTGCAGTCAAATGTGCGTGAAAACGTACCGCCGCTGAATGCCATTAGAGTGGCCCTCCTGGTGCGAATGTATAGTGAGCGCTGATGAACGAGATTGTCTGCGTGCTGGTTGCAACCTTGATCCGCAATGCACTGGAGTAGCCTAGCCGGTTGACCGCCTTGCGCCGCTTGGTAACGCCAGCGCCAGCCGTGTCAGCATAGAAAAAGTCATCATAGGTGGCGGTATCCCACGCTGCCAGATTTGATTGAAAGGTCACAGGCGAGACATCAATCGCCGCAACGGGTGACTGATCAACGCCTACGCCGAAACTGAACACAACGTCTGTTTCACCCTCAAGCATGGGCTGCACGCTACTGAAGCGCTTCACACCGCCTCTGTCGCCGAAATAATTGTAGGCCGTAGCCAGATCACCAACAATGTTTTCGCCATTATCAGCATCACCAGTCACCTTGAATACAACGCCGGATGCGCTGCCAAAAAACGTATCGCCATTGAACTGGCCCCAGACATGGGCTGGCAAATTTTCAAAAATGCACCACGCCCTGATAATCGGGTTGAACACATGCTGGTTGAAAGGGTCAGGCTCACCAGTTGGGTAGTTGAAATAGACCTTGTCACCGTCAGGGCTAACAAAGACTTGCCAGCCGGTTGATGTGCCGGTGGCCTTGACCTGACTGATGACGGTGCCGCGGATCTTCTCTGAAATGGCTGCTGCCTTGTTGCCCACAATGTCCTGGCGCACGACCTGGCTCAAAGGCAAATAGCCCTCTTTGGTCATCACGATGACATCGCCGCCCAGCTTGGCAATGGCGCGTTTTTCATTGATCGGCTCTGCAATCCGAAACGTACCAACCAAGCTGAAATCACTGGCAGGGTTAGAACCTGAATATAGCAGCACCTCGCCGCTGGTCATTATGATGCACAGAAGGTCATCAACGCCCTCACCGCCATCAATGGTGAGCGTGTTTATCATAATGATGTTGCCGCCAAATGTGCCGACCAAGCCGACAGGGAACTTGGTAAAGTTGCCCTGAAAGGTGTCAACGGTGGCGCTGTGGTAAAAGTTCTGGCTGTCGCCAGTCCAGTAATAGACGCGGTTTTTGTGCGCGTGTACGCCGGTCAGCGTGTTTGCGTTGACGCTATCAGACAGCGTGATCGACAAATCGCTGGCGCTTGACCCGTCCCAGCTAAAAGGCACGTTCGCCCCTGACGGCACAAAGATGGTGTGGTTGTTGAACTCAATGCTTTCTGCCCTGCCGTTGGCAAGGCCGGTTTTCTTGCTGACGGCTGTCCCGCTGTCAATCTGGTACAGCGTGCCGTTGCTGCCGATTGCCAAAAGCTGCCGGTTTGCGCCAGCATTGTGTTCCACCAGTGTTTCAACATTGCCTGTGCCAATCCCTGTGCAAAAACTGGTGTAGCCGTCGCGCAGGGTGACTTTCTCCACAGTCGGGAAAAAGTTGGACATGATCAGTGCGTCAGTCGGTGCCATTGCATCAATGCTGTCACGGCTGTTCAGACCACCCACAGGGGCTGGCACGCTGACCGCCTTGACGCGGTAGCCTCTGGAAGTTGGCAGCGCTTGCAGCATCAGACGGCCCCGTATCCGCTGTCAGGCAGATTGTAGCTGTATGGGCTGACCAGCAGGCGTCTGGCATCATCCAGACTGATGACCGGCGCACCGCCTGCGCGGCTGATGGCCTGCCGCAATTCAAGCTGGTACTGCCTGAAATCCTCATCATATGTCAGGCCGTGGTTCTGCTTGAAACGCCAGGTGACGCCCATCTCAATCAGTGTTTCATCAAGGATGCCAACATCTGTATCTGCTGCCATGGCGGCTTGTGAGGTGCCGCCGCTGCTTTGATTCCAATGGCTGCTGACATACTCAAAGCCGATGCTTTCGGCTGATGTTGGTGTTGGCGTGATGTCAAACTTCAGAACATTGCTGGAAGGCTTGAAGCGGAACTTTTGCGTGATGCCTGCGCTGGCTGTGCCATACCGATCCTGCTGGAACTGCTGGGGCGTTATAGGCCCGACCATCTGATCCAGATCGGTGCGGTTATACATGGTGCTGCCCACAGATCGGTCATAATCAGTCGGCAGATCGTAACTCTGTGTGCCGTTGACCGTGTTGAAAGTGTGTTCCTTCAGCAGCACCGGCCAGTTGTTTGAGCGCATCAGTTGCTTGCCCTCACGGTTTATGAAGGCAAATAGCTGGCGTGCAATGGGGTCTGTGTTGCCAACAACGGTTGACGGACGTTCAAACCCTGTAAAGTCAGCTACTGCTTGGGCTATCGTCAGCAGGCTCATCTGGCACCTCTGTCTTGGTTTTTGCAGCAGCCACCTCTTTAACAAGTGATGCCTTCTGCTTGTCAGCAGCCACTTGCAGGCTGGCTATCTTGGCCAGTTCCACATACGGCTCACCGATGTTTCTAAGGGTTGTTTCTTCAGCAGCGGCAAGCTGCTCAACAGTTTCAATGTCGTTCAATTCCAACTCACAGCGGCGCGGCTCAGTCATGCCTGGTAATTCTGTGAGCGCCTTGCCCTTGGGCTTTTTCTTCTTCGCCTTCTTCTTATAAGCGGCCCAGTCGTCTGGAAAACGTGCGATATCTTCAGGCCGAACCGGCCCTTCCCACACATCGCGCACGCCAGCAATGGAAATGCGGCAAAAGTCACGCATGTCGCCATTAAGTTCGCGCGGAAAAAAAGTGCCTTTAACAGACATTATAAAACTCCCGTTTGTTCAAAAAGAATGGGGGCAAGGCCGTCGCCCTGCCCCCTTTGTGCTTACAGTGGGAATGTGCAGATAATTTCCTTATCTGAAATATCCCCAGCAATAGCGCAGATGTTATCGGTGGCTGCTGATGCAACATCTAGTGTGCCATCAGCGCTGCCTGTTGGTGTCAACGGATCACCGTCAGCACCAGCCGTGAGCGCAATGGTCAGCGTTGCTACTCCAGTCACCTGGAACCAGCCATATTGACCATCCGTCATTACTGCCTGAATTACACCCGCGCCGACCTCTACGGAATCGGACAGATCGCTAGTGGCCTTAAAGGTCTTGTAGCCATCATTTGTGTAATAATAGGCAACCTCACCAGCGACAGCCGCCGTACCAGCAGAACCAGTATCATACTGAAGATACTTATACATTCTGGTGCCATTGGTGTCGTCAATGATCGCACCAAGCTGACCCAACTGAAACTCAGGAGTGTCAGCGACTGCTGTAGGGTCAATACCCATTACTGCTGCAATAGCCATAACAGTTCTCCTTTCTTATGTATGGATCACGCCTTGGAGAGCGCGGTTTGAACAGGTCAGATTTCCTGACCAGAACATCGTGATGTTCGCCTTGGTTCGTTAGGCCAAGACCGCCTTGCGGCTGCTTATGCTTTCACATAAGACCAGACTATATCATCACCCTGATTACAGGGGCTGTGCGCTTCGGGTCACTTGACCCTACTCCCTTGCGGGATAGTCGTTGCACCTTCCTCAATATGAGGCTTGGCTCAGGATTGCCCACGCCATCATGCGTTTGGGTATCCCCTGAATTCACACAGTTCTTCATGTGCAGATTACTCTGCAATGGCCCTAGTGGTATGTATAAGGCGTTACCATGGCGTCTTGGTTGACGGACATCTTTGCTTCACCTGG